AACGTGTGGTTTCCTATTGTTATGTACTTCCGCAAACCTAACCATCTTGACAGGTTTCTGACTTGGAAGTGTGTGGCTCCGTTAGTAGGGTCTCGATTAGAGACATTAACAGTAAAGTCTTTAGGAGCTTTTGTTGATTTAAATTGCCCTGCTTCTCGTACGATAGTGCAAGGTGTTTTACCAGTTTGTCTCGCTCGGTTAAGAATGACATGAGCGACTGCTTGTTGTCCGAGTTTACTTTCGCCTCGTGCTTCTGCGTAAACTACGTCTTTCAAGCAAGTGGAGGCTGCCGTAAGCTGTGAGGGCAATAGCAATAGAGATAAAAATAATAGCCACTTACTTAAACCATTCCAAAGGGATTCGATCCCCGTCTGCATAAATAAAACCATATTTATCTGCCCAATCCCCGTAGGTCATAGAGCTTCCTTTCCTTAGTTTTGTTTTAGCATTCATAAACAGAATTCTAATGTCTCGATCAGGATTACTTTTCTTCACAGCAACCATCTTTACACGGTCACGAGGAGGAAAATATCCTTTAGTTTCTACCAGAATACCGTTAGGTAATTCGAAATCCGGTATGTAGTTGAGGCTGTAAATATACGGAAGTTTAGAAGCTTCGTACGCAACAGCTTTACGACTTTTCTTAGCATTCTTATATACAGTCTCTTCAAATTTACTTCTAAAACGGTGCAATGTCTTCGTCACCGATAGAGGCAGAAACACCCTTCTCTGGAACATCTGGTAGTTTAGCTACAGTTGTCAAGAAGCGAGGACCACCACTATAGAAGAATGTACGAAGACCCGGCCAACAATGTTCCTTAAAGCCACAATAAGAGCAGTTAGTGCCAAGTTTACGATTACCGCTCTTCCCGTCTTCTACGTCACTATGACAACGAGGAGGAACCTTATCTTGACTTACTGTCTTCTTAATGCTTTCAATTCGTGAAGGTGGATCATACTCATGTACAATCTTAGGAGGCACCTTCAATACATTGATGTCACCATGAACCTTGTCAAAGGCTACAAAAGCAGCCCCTACATCGGGAGTACATTGTGATGCGTACCCACTGATTTGGCCAATGTATCCGAAGGGATCATCCTCGAACAATGTACCTTTCTTGAACTTCTGAAAGGAATACGGAGAGGCTGACTTGATATCAACAGTAACGCCATCAATGATGCAGTCAATGTGACCTTTAATGCCGTCGACTTCAATTTCTTTTTGTTCATCTGAAACTTCATGCCCTGCTTCTTTAATAAGGAACAACATCAACTGCTCGATAACGTCACCATACAAGAATTTGAGAAGATTCTTATTAGAGATGTCCTCTTCTTTGTCCGGTTCATTTTGCTTATACCAAAGATACCTATCAGGCTTGCCTAGGTTACTAAAACGGATAGCTCCGCGACCTTCCTCGATTTCTTCTTGAGCAAGACGACTACGAACTAGTTCCTTAACAGCATGTGCAAAAGCATCTAGGTTTTCTTCACTACACTCGTGATGTTCCTTGCGATTAAAGAGCGCATAAACATCTTCAGGAATTGTATCAACGGTTTTCATTTTTAATAGGCTCTTCTGCAAATGACAAGGAAGTGACTGCAGTCACATCCAAATGCTCGGTTGAGAGCACTCGAATGCAACTGCAATCTTCGCTTTCTCCCTGTTCGGGATAAGAACGAGCAATAGCTGCGATGCGAGCTTCTGCTGCTTCTTCATTGAAAGCTGTAACAGTAATCTTAATCTTTTCCTCAACCATCCGCTGACGCAGAATAACTGAGGTAAACTTACTCATCGTCGAAAGGAACGTCGTCCAAGTCGTCGCTGATGCCGAAGTCCTTCTTAAAGCCTGCGTCCTCTTCGGGGCTAAATTCATTCTTACTGGGTGCGGCCTTCACAGGCGGAGCTTTCCCATAGAACTCATCATCTTCACCAATAGGTGCAAACTCCTGAGGAATGTACTGCTTAAGCTCAAGGACTCGTACAGCGCGAATATAAACCCCGTGCTTCTTGCCCTTGCCATTATCTCGTACTTCGATCTTAACGTCTACGGGTGTTTCGTTACCAATAAGAGTATTCTGATCCCAAGCGCTGTTGTCCGATGCTACGACTCGTGGAGGAAGATTTGGTGTACCGTCAGCGCGAGTTGCTCGCTGCTTGAGAGTAATAAACTTACCCCGCTCGTCGTCCTTATCCTTGACTCGATCACCAATACCAGCACTCTTGAGAGTTGCCAAGGCCTTGTCATCAATAGTCAAGTCCATCTTCCATTCCTTACCATCCTTACTGTAGTTCCAGACAGGATCGCCGAGGATCTTAGCCCAGTACGCCTTGCCTCGGATGTAGATGGTTTGCTTATCGCTCATATAAAAATTTCTCCAAACTGTATAGGTTACTTAAGTATTATATCAAAGTTTTGTGTGTTTGTCAATGGATTTCTAAACAATATGTCGTTGTTTTAGAATATCGTCTAGAAGAATAGGGCGAAAGTTTGTTTGCTCGACACACGCGCAGAAGTATCGAGGATCATAAGATTCCTCATATCCAACCCACGGCCCTCCCACAACTGGTTCTACACTGTTGTCATGAAGGTGCCCGTGAATATTCAACTTCCACCTAGACATACTTGCTGGGTGTATTGGGATGTGAGACATAATGAATCCATTTTTCTGCACATAGCCTCGAATATCGTCGAAAAGTTCTTGGTACATTTGTCGGTGATTATCAGGATCGTGATTTCCTTTTACAAGGACTTTACGACCTTTCAAACGCCCAACTGAATTACGCATATTAGTAGCGGAAAAGGCTACATCACCAAGAATATAAACTCTATCCCCATCATCCACCATTTCATTGTACCATTTGATCATATCCTCTGTCATCTGTTCCACGTCATCCCATGGTCGAAGCTTCACTCCGGGACTACTTTCAAAACGACAAATATTTTTATGATAGAAATGAGGGTCACTATAGACCCAAGTTCTTCCAGACATTTCTTCTCCTTAGTGAGTTTCTGCCCAAGTTAATCCAATTTTCGCATCACATTCGATGGGTAGACGATAATTGAATATACGTCCTGCTTCCGCAAAGCACTCTTCACAGATTTCAATATATCGGTCAACGTGCTCGCATAGAACGTCTGCCTGCCATTCATCGTGGATATCTCCACATTTGATGACATCAAGCTTTTCTCGTCTAATAGCTCGATCAACAAGGATCATCGCCTGCTTCATAATACGACTCTCGTCGCCTTGTAGAAGATATCCAAGAACTGCGTGCTTGGCGGACACTACGATAGGAAGGCCGTCGCACAATCTAATCCTTCCAGTTCTTTCCACCTGTTTTTCAAGGCTGCTGAGTAGTTGTCGCAAGCCCGGAAAATTAGAGATAAATCTTGATTTAACTTCTCGACCATCTCTTGTCGATCCGCCAATGATCTTACCGGCTTTCTCATCTCCGACTCCGAGTAGGAAAGCATAGATGAAAGTCTTAGCAACAGATCGTGTTCTAAAACCTCCAATGGATTGATTGTAAGAATGTGGGTCTCCATCTAAAACTGCCTTTGTAAAATCTGGATTGTTTAGGTAATGCGCAAGAACACGTAGCTGAATCCCCTTAGCGTCAACGCCAACCATCCTCCGACTACTAGGATTGCGAGTAGTCCATAGATCACGACTTTCGTAGGAGAAACCTCCCTGTCGATCTTTAAGGACAGCTCCTTCACTACTGACGCGAACAGCAGGGATATTAGCACTATTAGGGTTACTATGCCGATATCTAAAAGTGTTTGCAAGAAAAAGTCTACCATGGATACATCCAGTTTTATCATTATAGGCGTCAAGCCAAGTGTTAATCATGTTTGCACGGCTGTTGACTGTAATCCAATCAGCAAGTGTGCGAATAGCTTCGTTACCAGAAGCTTCTACAAAGCGTTCGAGCGAAGGTGATAAACTTCCCTTTGCAGTAGGTTGAGGAGTTCCTTTTTTAGTAAACTCTTCTGGTTGCCATCCAAGCTCGATGAGTTTTTCAACTCGTTGCTTAGGGCTAGCAGGGTCAAACGCAACGTAATCATACGCGACATAACTTCCGTCTTCGTTGTCAACGATGGAAGCATATTGTTCTGAGTGTCGTAGATAATTGCTTGTACGGCTTCCATCCTTCTTTTTTCCCTGTTTGAACGTGGCAACAGGAAGGAGGGTAGGAGGCCAGTGTTTATGAATGTCATTCTTTAGCTCTTCTTCAATTTTCCTAAGCTTAGAATAGAGGATGTGTGCTTCCTTAATATTGAAGGCAAATCCACTACGCTCTTGACGTTTGATGATGAACCAAGCGCGATGCTCGATATCAATTCCTTGCTCACTAAAGTTGAGTTGTCGCATTCGAAGAACGAGACGCTTAAAGACCTCTGCTGTAATAGCAGTATCTTGGAAACAATACTTGATCATCTCATCTGAAAGACCTTCCTTGAAGGCTTTGAAATCACCCTTAGGAAGTCCTAGTCGTCGACCCCAATCCTCTAGTGAATGTCCACCCTCTAGAGAGGGATTAAAGATACATGACAGCAAGAAGGTATCAACAACGTGATGTACTTGCACACCTCTAACCTTGACAAGCTTCATTAGTTGATAAAGGTCAAAGTTAATGAAGTTGTGTCCAACGAAGGTTGCCTTGTCAGGGTTCTTGGCAATCTCACGAGAAAAGAATTCGCTCATCTCTTCGTACGTGGTAAACTTTTGTTGTTCGCCAGTAAGAATGTTAGTGACACACATCAACCAAACAACAGTGGCGTCTAGATCATCTGTTTCGATATCTACAGCCCACTGATGCTCATTAAAGTCAACTAGGAATCGAGCTTGTATCCCATCTTGTTTGATCGTCCGTACTCCACACCATTTTTAAATGCGATATCTGCTACGTACAGCAGCAACCACATGTCTTCTTCTTCGATACCAGTTTCTTCTTCGAGCATTTCTAGAAGTGTTTCTGCTTCTTCTGCATTTCCAATTGCAGCTCGAAAACAATCAGGGCAGAAATGATAATTGATATTGTCTTTAATGGTAAGACTCCTTATGTCTTATGTTATAGCTTACCTAAGTATTATATATTAGTTGAAGATGTTTGTCAAGGTTTAAAATCCTCCTGCGCTTCCGGGGCTTCCGCCACTTTCATAAACATCTACGTCTTCTGGACTAAGCTCAGAAAGCCTGCCAGTAGCTTCATTGTACCAAAGATACGATGCTGGACCGCTACGACCACAGAACCTATTCTTTTCGATAGTGATCTTAGTTACGTTACGACGCCAAGGGTCATTGTCTGTACGGCTGCGTTCAAGGCGCATAACAATGTTAGCGAGTTGTTCTACGCCCGCTGTGCCTCGGATTTGTCCTTGGCGATTGACGTGAATGACTGCGATGACAGCCATGTTAAGTTCCATACAAAGGGTCTTAACCTTGGTACTAATTTCGTCTAGCTGCTTGCGTTCATCGCCAGATTGGTCAGATACAACAATAGAAAGATGGTCAAGCACGATATATTTACAACCCAAAGCGTGCATGTGTCGGATTTTATCGAGGACTGCATCAACTGTGTTCGATCCAAAATGATCCCAAATGACCACACGATCATTGTTAATGACTGTATCAAAAGCAGAACGAAGATCATCCACTGGTCGAGGACAATCGGGGAGATGGTAAGGCTTACCATTGTGAATAGAGAGAAGACCAAGTACCGTATCACCATTTGGTTCTTCAAGATGAAGGAAACCAACTCCATAGCCTTTCTCAATGATTTCAGGGTTAGTAAGCAAGCTGTGTTCAATATGCTTGAGGACACTTGTCTTGCCGATGCCTGTCTCTGCTGTTACAACTACAAATTCGGACAAGCGAATGCCATAGGTTAGGCGATTAAGACCTTCGAATGGATAGTTGACTTGGAAATGATTAGGGCGATTGATGACCTCGTCCCACATATCCTTGCCGATTTTAATACCATCGGGAGTATAGACAGGAGCCTGCCACCATTCCTTAGTGAACTGCTCGTGCTTATTGTTCAGCTTGTAATCGTTAGCATCTTTATGGTCTTTAAGTTTGAGGATCTTGAGCTTACCCATAGGAAAAGGCAGATCAGCTACTTTCTTAGCTGCCTCCTGTCCGGGAGCGTCGTTGTCAAAACAAAGAACAATAGTATCAAAACTATTGAGATATTCGAACTGTGCTCGACACTCTTTCTGAGCGGTTGCTGCGGACATGACGCTGACAACAGGATAACGGCTTCCCATCATCTCGTACGCAGCGATCATATCGTCCTGTCCTTCGACTACTGTAATAGCCTTAGCACTCTTAGGAGGGAATGCTTGCTGTCCTAGAAGCTTAGGATTCTCTGGCATCACTCCTTCAAAGTAGAAGGTCTTGTTAGGCCCTCGAACCTTGTTAGCTACGTGCTTGTCGTTCTCATCGAAGACAGGGTAACGACATACTTCACCGTTAAACCATGCCTTGTACCTCTCCATAGCTGCTTGGCTGTGTCCTCGTGCAGGGAAAGCCCTGATAGGGCCAAACTCTGACAGAGGAACTAGAGGACGTTTAGGAGGTAGTGGAGCGGCCCTAGGAGCTTCTTGTTGTGCGTCCATCTCTACTCCTTCTTTGAAATTCTTACCGCATGAGAAACACTTTCCCCATGTTTCACCTTTGTTGTTTGTTTGTATTGAATAGGCGTCACTACTTTTTCCGCAGGGACAAGCCAAGTGACTTTCCGACATCTGTTAGTTTCCAATATGAGTATCTGAAATATTCATCTGTAGAATTAAAACTCCTTACAACAGTAGGAGAAGAATAATCAAGGAAATGAATACAAATTCTATCCATTCTCTCACAAGTATTCTCTGTGATTTCTTCGTACAGGGGAAGAATGGTTTTTGTTGCGAAACCTTTTTCTGCTGCAGGTGACATTTCAAACTTCGTACCTTCGTCTGAAGTCCAAAGCTGGCAGACATTGATATCAAAAGCATCACTGACAATCTTACCGAAATCTTCTGCACCGCCATCCTTATTTCTAAGGCGTACAGCAACTAAGTTAATTGGATCAATCCTATCTTCTGATAAGGTATCTGCTACATAGATAATTTCATACGTATGTTTATTTTGAATCTCAGAAAGACTGTCATAAGAATCTAGATTGATATGGTCTCTAATGGTGCTGTCACGTAGGTAGTTAACAGGGGATTGATGAATGTGATATTCGTAGTCAAATTCATCTTCTACTTCAATGAATACGTCAATGTCATTGACAATCACATCTTCATCATATCCAGAGATTACATAGTCTCTTAGACATCCTCCTGCTATAGCGAATCTGTTGTTAGGAAAAGTAGCTTTAACATCTTTCCAAATCTTTAGAAACCTATTGGGAGTTACATTATTGGGGTACATAGAGGGGCCATCCTAACAAAGATATTATACACCTATTTACTTAGGTTGTCAAGCACTTTCTACATAAAACCATTTAAAAGTGTCTTCAGCACGTACTCGAACAGCGTTACTAACTCCGATAACCTCCGCTTCAAACAGTCGACTATCGTTCTTTGGCTTCACATAAATAACACTCTTATGAGCGGGACGAGGCCTCCCGTACAAACTACAAGAACCGTTAGTGTATTCAATCTTATTGGGAAAGAAAGGATTACGATAAGGAATTCGGAAAGAAACAGTCATAGTCATATTTATTATCCTTTGATGTTTGTTAGTTTAGCAACAATGAAAATAGCAAAACCTACTACGAACCACTTTATAGAAGTGCAAATAGTGTAGTAGAAATCTTCAATTCTTTTATTCCTCTGTTTCAAGAGCAAGGATTTCTTCGTCTTCATCTACTTGCTTCTCTTCTTCTGGTTCAACATAGTCTTCGAAAATCTCTCCGATGATCGTCAAACAAGTTCCACAAGGGTCGAACTCGTCGTGCTTACGGTTGAACTTAACTTCAGTTTCGCCTAGAGGGGCGTCGCAGATATGACAGCGCATGTTATGATAGATTACAACAGCACTGTGCCAGCCACAAGGGCAAAGGCAAGACAGAGACAAGCAATCCAAGTAGTGCGGATGTAGAAAGTGTACCAGTTTTCTTTGATGTAATTAGTCATTGTTATTATCTCCGAAGTAATTGTTGAAATAGTTTGCATACTCTTGAATGGTCTGACCTTCAAGGCCGGGAGCAGTATTAATTTCTAGTGCATATGCACGATCATAATGTCTGTTGTATATAACATCTACTGCACCGAATTCAAGGGCAAAACAATTCATAGCCGATATTGCTGCTTCTAGAACACAAGCAGGAGGTTCAAATCCTTCCCGACCGTAAATAAATCCGTTGAAATGATTTCGAATTTTCCAATTTGGGTTCTCGTGGCCGTTACGAAGCATCTTTTTTTGTATACATATCGTTTCAAAATCTTCTCCATCTGGTTTTAGACCCAAATGAACACGATACTCGTCCTGCTTCTTGATGTATTTTACGTACAGGGGTGCGTTAACAAGATCAGCACGTGAGTTAGCAATCACAATACCAGCGCCACTATGTCCGTTAAGGATCGTACGACATACAATTGGAAATGCTTCATCGGGTATGTCATCTTGAAATGTCCAGAAAGAAGGGGCAAAAGGGCTTCCTTCTATTTCTTTAAAGAATGCGAGCTTATTAGATACCTTGTCAATATCTGTAGTATTCAAACAAATAACATTGTTGGCAAAATTGGGAACATTAGAGCTGCCCCAATTAATAACCATATTACGACGGCCAGCACGAGGAACCCAAGACGAACCTTCTCGCTTTAGAACCTTCCCCCCAAGAGCATCTGCAAGGGCCTTAGCGCTCTTACTACCTTGCTTGTACGGATAAACCTTAAACACTGTTGGCATTATTCTTCATCCTCTTCAAGTTCTTCTTCCAACTGATTAAAAAATTCTCCATCGAGTTCAAGATCATCTTCGTGTTCTTCTTCTTCAACAATTCTTGCAGGGGCTTCCGGTCGTCCACCACGGAGCAGTGGTCGTTGATTAACTTGTGCTCGATCTCGAACACGGGCGTTCATCATGCCAAGTACTCGCACAGCGTCCGGTTGAATACCATTATTGATGGGGGGAATTACATTATTGTACATATTATCTTTTTTGGCAAAAGGACTGGGGATATCTACCTCTTTAGCTTTCTCTGCGAAGAAATCCCAATCGTACTTGTACACAAGAGGCTGTACTCGACGGATACCTTCCCACATGCAACGGGAGATATCTACTTCATTCTTTGCACATGCTTCCATGATTTCAGGGAAGATTGCCAGATGACTAAAATGTTCTTCAAAGAACTGTGCAGGAACAGAACCACTAAAGGTGTTAATAATTTCCTGTGGGTTAGAGAACTTGCCAGTTGCAAGAGTCTTGATGTGGTTGATCAAAGCAACCCACTTGATAATTTCCGCAGGGTCTTTGCAACCACCCATTGCACGGAATTCAATGGAACCAAACTTGTTGATGGCACAAGGGTTAAGAGCCATGTAGCGATCTTGATCTTCATTGAAACGATATTTGTCCTCGAAGAAGTCTCGCCAATTGTTGATGATCTGCGGCACATCAGAAGCTCGAAGAGCAAAGAGATTGCCTACACGATGGGGACCACACCAAGTAGTGATAACATCTTCAAGGGCGTAGTACAGCACCAGAACAGACACAAGAGTATTGAAACGCATCCCACGAATGTTCATGTGTACGTGGGTTGACGTACGAATAGACGCACAGAGATTGATCCCAAGCTGCTTGTAAAGGTTGTTCACAGCCTCCTGAATAGCGTCATAAGGGAGAGGCTGTCGCAGAACAAACTCAAGTCCACCGTTGCGAAGAGAGCCGTCGTTGTGCATTTCCCAAATAGGGCTATTAGTGTTGTCCAAGCGCTGCGGAAGATTAGTACCAGCAGCAGGTTCGATCTCTACCTCAATCCCGTAGTCACCTTCTGCCATAACAAGACGAAAAGGCTTGTTAGGCTTAGTCGGGTACTTTCGACGAGGATCAGCAGGTTCTTTAGAGTTGCTTGAAAAATAGTCTAGTGCTGCGGGCATAGTATTTACACTCCGATTTCAAAATGATTTGGAAGACACGAAGTACTTTGAATTGTTTCTCGAAGGTAAGCGAAGTTTTCGAAGATATACAAGCTGCCTCGGAAGAACATACCGACTTTATCAGTCAGATAATACAGCCAAGTGAAGCCTTGTTCATCTCGATATACACACCAATCAAGAGCAATAGCCATAGAGCTGTTGGGAGTAAGCTTCTCAAGAGCTTCGTCAAGGGATGGGAAATCCCCTCGCATAGCTTCTGCAAAACCTGCATCCTTGATAATATCACCCATCCGATGAAGAATAGGAATACGATCAGGATTTACATTAGTGCGGAAAGCATTCTCTTCATTAAGCCCCTGCCTACGACGACGAGCACCTTGCCGAGACAGATAAGAGGCATGAAGAGGAAAACGGTTGGCAGAACACCAAGCATATGGGTTAAACCACCCCGTACGAATAGGACGGAAGCTTTTGAAACCCGGACTATTGATAATCTTACGTTGTGTAGTGTACCCACGACCGTTGCCAGCAGGGATCAAAGGAAGTTCTGCAATGTGAATACGACAAAGGTTGTCATCGTATCCATCAGTTACTGCATCAACCCACACTGGACGACCTTCATATTCTACAATAGAGCTACGAAGACGGATTTCAGCTTCGTCCCTATTGTCGTAGAAATTTTCAGAGATATCGGCCATATTACAAATAAACTCCCATTCGGTTCAGATTCGCCATAGCTACAAATTTACGAGTTTCAGAATCCACTAGCTCGTCATTCATAACTTGCTGAACATCTTCATCACTTACTCGCTCAAATTGACGAGCACCACTAAGGTCTTTCATACATTTTTGTGCATAATTGAACACAATCTTGCGTCGCTTCTGGTTCCAAATCCACCAGTTAGACGGTGAACGGTATTCTACGCCATAGGACTTAGGTCGGAACGCACCTGCTTTACCATAACACCTGCGACGACGAATATCTGTATCACCGTAGGCAATAAGAGTAAGACCTACCCAGCGATCAAGCGCACGGACAGCATCACGACAGATAGCAAGGTGATCAGGGTGATCAACGGGAATGTCGTTGCCCCAACCAATGTGAATGTGTCCTGCTGCACCTCGACAAGTTTCAAGTTCGGGGTTACGATCAATTTCATTCATCTCTCCAGTGTAAGCGTTGAAGTCAGGGTCACAACCAAGCTCTTTAGTGTCTTCTGGAAGAGAATCATAATATTCTCGATCAAATTCTGCAAAACTTGCTTGAGAGATATTGTAACCTGCTTCGTTCGCGCGCAGTCGGATATTTGAAAGAACACCTAGTACGCGCTGATTAAATACGTCATAACCATATTGATTGTACTTGTTTGGAGCATAAAGTACACACGGATCAGTGTTGAATTCAGCCGCAAGACCGTCAACCTGAATAGCGCCATTTAATACTTTATGTGGGCTGTGCTTATCTCCCGGAATAACACCGGCAGCAGATTGGAATTCACCTCGCTTAGAGAAGAAAACCTCAGGATCACAACCAATCTTAAAAATAATTTCGTCAGACATATGATAGATTACCTTTTCTACAGAAATTAACAGGCTACCGAATAAGGAAGCGAAGGCCCTGTCTCACCTTCGTGACAAGATTTACAAAGAAAGGAATCGTAGGATAACCACCTACCAATACCCCCTTCCTGTGCCTCTTCAAAGTTAACATCTTTATCACAAAAAATACAAGCAGTATAAGTGCTTAGGTTGTACTGTTCTTCATTGATCTCAAGTCCATTATACGACTCAATGCAAGGAGAGTCGGTCGAGCCTTTTGTTGGAGTTGATTTCTTTACGGGCTTGGTTGTTGATTTTTCTGAGCCACTTTTTTTGTTGTTTGCTACACAAGAGAGCAAAGGTTTGTGGAGATGGGA